ATACTGAATTTTATTCGCGTGGAATACCTAAGGATCATATAGGTGATACAGCGTTACTAGTTGGATTTTCTTGGGCATATGGTGGAGCACATAATTTAGTAGAAATAATAACAAAACCAGTATTATGGGGAGGAACAAGAGATAAACATCGAACATTTTTTGTTAAAATATATTCGGATGATATAACAATATCTTTTTTAGATAGTTGTGGAAATCTACGTGTTATAGCGATGGATTTGAGTCATCATGATTTAGGAGCAAAGAAAGAATGGGTGAAGTATATTTATACCTATTTTGAAAATGTTATGGTAGATAAGGATAAAAAGCCTATATATAGTGAAATGATGAGAATGATAGGACGATATAATGTTCTAAAAGCTTTTTATTCATGGGTGATGTTACCTCATAATCGTATGAGTTATTTTGAAAATGGGTTACACTCTGGTGTTAATGGAACTACATATTTTGGTAGTATAATATCAGGAATAGGCATTATAAAATTTGAAGATAATGTCAAAACATATGGAAAAGAACAACAAAATGGAGATGTGTGGTATGATGAAATAAAATTTGAAAAGATATTATGTGAAACGTTTGAAAGTTTAGGTCTAACTGTCAAAGCAGGTACAGAAAGATCATATTTATTTAGTGGGAATCCAGATGATTGTAAAGAAAGTGAATTTACAATATTAGGACAATATCTAAAATATGATTTTCATACATGTGAATGGTTACCACGACCTGACCCACAAACATTATTTAATAGTTGGATGAGACCAACAAAGATGATTAAAAATGAAATGGAAAGAAAGAAATACGCCATGATTAGAGGATTTGGATTATGTGTCAGTGGAGCATATCAATTTAATGAATTATATATATTATTTTCAACTTTTTGGAATAAATATAAAGATGAAGTTACAGTAGAATTTGAAGATATAGAAATTATGAATGGAGGTGAAGAAGTTAAAGATATTCTTGTATCGGATTATATATCAAAATATTCGGTAGGTGATAGAGATTTTCCCTCACAGACATGGTTTAAAAGTATATATTTACCTGTAGCAAAACAAATAGTAAAATATAATTCAGAAGAAGATGCAGATACTGGACAATATCAACTCACAGAAGAAGAAGAAAGAGTTATGCCACAAACAAACACAACATCATGGGCAGATATGACTGAAGAAGAAGAAGAATTTATGAATGAACCAATAATACCATCCACACAAACAATGTTAATATTACCAAATATAGGGGAGACAGAAAATCCTAATCCTCTTGTACCAGACTATGATTTTGGGAATATACATTTTCATTATAAAACAAAAATAGAAAAAGAAACAGAAAGAAAAAGATTAAGATCTATATTAACAAGTAAATATAATATAGATAGAGAGAAATATGTGAAAGCAATG